TGTATTATCAATGTTATTAGATAGTGCTAAATTTGCATGGAAAGATGACAAGAAATACTTAAACTATATATTTGATGAAGGTACCAGAACATTCTTACGGATGGATGACAGTTGGTCATATGAAGACTTTGATATTTTTGTAACTGATAGTACTAAAGAAAGTCAAGCTATTGAACAACTTAAGAGTCTTGTACAGCCGGCTATGCAAAATGGTGCATCATTGTTAGATGCTGCTGAAATATTTACTAGTGACAATTTAAGTGTAATCAAATCTAAATTACAAGATATAGAAAACAATAGATTGGAACAGCAGCAAGCAATGCAAGAGCAAGAAAATCAACAACAGCAGCAGCTTATTGAAATGCAAAATCAAGTTAAGGAAGAAGAGCTGATGCTTAAAGAAGCTGAACTTGATCTTAATAAATATAAAATTGATCAAGATAATGCTACTAAGATTACTGTGGCTCAGTTGAATGCTTATAGAGGATCTGAGAATATGGATCAAGATATGAATGGTATACCAGATGTAATTGAGATTGGTAATCAAGAAATAGCTAGACAAAAAGCTGTATCTGATGCTATGAGCAAACAAATGGATTTAGCAAACAAAGCCAGAGCTGAAGAAAATAAGAAAGAACTTGAAAAGCGTAAAATTGCTGCACAAGAAAAAGCTGACAAATTAAAGGCCACCATCGAGAAAGAGAAAATAGCTCTTGAGAATAGAAAATTACAAGAAGCTAAAAGATTGCAGAAGATGAAAGATGATGCAGCTTATAAGAGAGAACAATTAAAAGCAAAGACTGCTTTAAAAAATAAAGTAGTTGGTGAATCTAAATCTAAAAAATAGGAGGACTAATTATGGCATGTAAAGGAGGCTCTAAAAAGGGCGGAAAAGGTAAACCAGGTAAGACAGGTAAGTAAATATTACTAGTATGAAATGGAAAGATTTATCTCTTAAAGAGAGAAAACAAATATACGATAGTGTCAGGGTGAATAACCCTGATGCTACGTATCTTGATATCAAGCAACAATTTGATTCCATTCCTGCGTATGAAGATGGTAAGGGTAAAACTATAAACAAAGCAGATTTACCACCAGAATATAGAACCGGTACTCCTGAATACTTTGAAAGACAATTGCATATAAAGACATGACTAAAAGAGGAAGTTATGTCAAATGGGGTGATACGGACAAAGATGGTTATGGGCAAATAAATATAAAAAATATTAAAGATAATGTATTACCTACAGATATAAATGATTATAATGTAATATTAGATAATAATATTTATATGCCCGGAACTGCCAATCATGAGTTAGGACACGTAGCAGACGGTTTAGCTGGGTCTAGGAAGATTCAGGATTTTGATAGTGGTAAAGAATATATTACAAACACTTATCTAAATTATTTAGCAAATCCTAACAACGCATATAGTTCTGCAGAGTTAAGAAAAATGGGATTATTTGATGCTGCTGGTAGTAGATCATATCTGTTGAATCCTACAGAAGCTAAAAGTCATATGTTAACTCTAAAGAGATCATTAAAAGACTCTGGTAAAATTACAAACTGGAGTACTCCTGTAGACGAAAAGATGATTTTGGAATATATGAGAAATCCAACATCAAATAAAATGGTTAAGAATCAATATGATTTGTATAGAAATAAAAACGAGTATATTGATAGACTAAATAAATTAATTCCT